GTAAAAATTGTGAGTGTTCAAATGTTTATTTCCATAGATTTGAAATTACAGGTCAAGACAGCGATTATGTGCAAGAAACCTGTGAACTTTGTGGAAAGCAAGTTTACTTTAAGATAATAAACGGCACTACAGAAAATAATATCTATCTTGCCCATCACATAAGAAACGCACTATTTCCATTACACACTTTATTCTTTCGTGAATACCCTAATTTTAGAAAACAATGAAAAAAGATTATAGAAAACAAAAATGGTTTTCAATAGAAAGTTTAGCCGACTTTATTGCCGAATGTAATCAAGATGGAGAATATGACCGCACTGCTTGGGAGTTTTATGACTGGCTAGATAAAAAATGTAGACCAAAAAGAATTAAAAATATTAAAAATACAGACATATCCGTTGATGATTTATTTTTATCTACAAAAACTACAAATTCTTTACGAAATCTTAATATTAGAACTGTTGGTGGACTCAAGCTAAAATATAAAGAAGATTTATTAGATGTAAAAGGAATTGGAGCAAAAGCGATATACGAAATTGAAAATGCTTTATCAAAATTAAATTTAAACCTAAATAAAAAACAATGAAAGCAACAATAGATTATTTAGACAGAAAAATACTGGAAGTGTTTAAAGAAATGCTTGATGAAGACAGACTTATTGCTAAATACCCAATAAGAATGAGATTTGATAAAGGTAAAAACAAAGTATCTTTTACTGGATTTGATAAATTAAAAACAACTAAATGATTACATCACATAAAAATAATATACTAGATAACGCAAAGTTTGGCATCGCAAATGGCGTTAATTTGTGTAGAAAAGCCGTTGAAAAAACACTTGGTGGTAGAGGTTCTAATGTTATTTTGAAACAGGATTTTTACCCCTACTACTTGCAGACAAAAGACGCCTTCTCCATAATCCAAGCCATAAAATGTGAAGACCCCCTAGAAAGTCTGGCGGTAGATATGATGAAAGACGCTACCGACTCTATGAACAAGCGTAGCAAAGACGGCAGAACGACTATGTGTATTTTAACAGACGAAATATTACAAGGCATACAAAACTGCCAAGATAAAAACATTGACTGGGAAAAAGAACTAACTGAACTCTTACCTTTTATAGAGCAAAAGATAGACGAGCAGACCAGACCTATTGGAGTAGACGAAGTAGAAGCAGTAGCCCGAACAGCGAGTGATAGTGTCCGACTAGGTAAACTAATAGGTGATGTCTATAAAAAACAAGGCAAGGAATGTATAATCAACCACATAGAAAGCTCTGGCACATTTGATGATGAAGTGATTTACACAAATGGTGTTCACTTTACAAATACAGGTTTCGTTGCCCCAGCGTTTGTTCACGACGAGCAAGCGGTCAAGGAAGGCAGACGAGAAGTAAAAGCTATCTATGAGAAGCCTACTATCTTAGTAACAAAAAACAAAATCAATGAAGTTGATATAGCACCTCTTATAGAAAAAATGGTAGCCACAGGTAAAAAGGATTTGATTATCTTTGCTAGTGATATGGATAACGAAATGGTGCGAAAGTTAATCGCTACTCACAAAGCAAAAGTATTAAATATCTGTGTAGTTAAAGCCCCAATAATCTTTAAAGATATGGTATTTGAAGACTTTGCCAAAGCCACAGGAGCAACGATAATTGAAGACGCTACAGGTAAAACATTTAAGAATTTAACCTTTGAAGACTTAGGCACTTGTGATAGAATAGAGATAGAAAAGGAAGAAATCGTGCTTAATCCAAGCGTAGATTTAACCGAACACATAGCTGATTTGAAAGCAAAAGGTGATGAGGATAGTTTAAGACGAGTATTTTGGCTCACAAGTAAGACGGCTAAAATTAAACTTGGTGCAGTAAATGAGGGGGAGCTTTCACTCCAAAGGTTAAAAGCCCTTGACGGTATACACAGTTCGCAGTTGGCACTAAATTACGGCACAGTTATCGGAGGCGGTTTATGTTTAATGAAGGTTGCTTTAAAACTTGATAGAACTACAAAGGTGGGCGAGATTATGTTTTATGCTCTCGGTGCAGTAATGAAACAAATTATTACAAACGCAGGACACGACCCAAAACTGATAGCTGATAAATTACAATATGTTGATGACGGCTTTAATGCAAAAACTGGGCAAATAGAAGATTTAGAAAAAGCGGGCATAGTAGACTCGGCACTTGTCCAAAAAAATGCAGTAAAAAATAGTATTCACATAGCATTAAGAGCCATAACCACCAACACTTTCATAGATTTACCAAAGAGAACAACGGAAGATTTACAATTAGAAATTTTAGGAAGACAAATGAGAAACTTTTAATTATGAAAATACCTTTTATAGAAAAATGCGAACAATGCCATAAATTAAGTTTCTATCCTAGAAAAAGGACACTACACTTCCCTTTCTTACCTAAACCAGCAGATATAATCCATAGTGAAAAGAAGATATGTAGAAGTTGTGCTAAAAAGGCGGAGTTGATGATTAGAAGAACTCACAAACAGATTCGTCCACCTGTTTGGTTTATTATTAAGTTTTATGTTATTAAAAGTTTTTATATAATAAAATATTATGTCAACGAACTTGGAACAAAAAATTAAAAACGACTTAGCTATTTGCAGAATACTTAAAATTAAGGAATTGCGTTATCACCTAGGAACCACTGATAGAAATGCTAGTTTAGATTTACAATTCTTAAAAGATACAGAAACATATCAATTCTTCACAGATGCAAGTCCTGTAGAAGAAACAGAAAATAAGGCTTTACTAAAGATATATGGTCTAATCTAGATGGATGATAAACTCACTAAACAAGATAAGAAGTTCGTTGAAAAGGTTATAGAAACTGGCAATTTAACTAAATCTGCTCAAGAAGCATATGATATAGAAGACCCTAATTATGCAGGGGTAAAAGGGCAACGCTTGATAAGAAATGATAAGATACAGGACGCTATACAAACACTAGCTGATAGAATACCAGATGAGTTATTGTCTGCGAAACATTTAGCTCTTTTGAATAAAATTGATAAAGAGGGTAATATTGATGTTCAAGCTGTGTCAAAAGGATTAGAAATGGGTTATAAAATAAAAGGAGCTTTTAGCAATGAAGCGACCAAGCCACCTATAATCTTAATGCCAGTTCTTGTAAAATTTCTAAATGCAAAAGATGATAAAACTGAAAAAGAAGAAAATAGAAATTAAGAAGTCCCCTAGAAGAATTTATAAGAAAAAGAGAAAAAGTAAAAGCGTTTTTATAAAATCCAAAAGTTACCAGAGTTAGCTGGACGTTCAAAACAATAATAAACTAGTCATTTATTGTTGTAAATTATAAAAGTTAATTACTATGGGGATAACCTGTGGATAAAGTGTATAATATGAAAGTTTTAATAAATGATGAAGTTTGGGACGAAGTTTATAATCTAATTAGTGTTGATGATTATGGCTTAAATTTAGATGGTAGAGAAAAATCAGATTTGACTGATACGATAGAAAACTTATTTTGTCAATTACCAGAAATCATATCTCAAAAGCAAAAGAATTTAATAATACATACTTGTTTAGACTGTTATAGAACTAATAGACCAATAGATGAATTGATTTATCCTAATGAAAAACCCAACGGAGATAACAATTGAAATCCCTGTTGAGTATCGCAGACTTTTTGATAGTGATTGGCGTGAAGCAGCAGTCTATGGAGGAAGATACTCACTAAAATCTCACACAGTAGCGAGAGTTCTTTTAATTAAAGCAAGAGAAAAGAAAATGCGTATTGGTTGCTTCCGTGAATTTCAAAACTCTATTGCAGAAAGTTCTCACCAGCTATTATGTGATTTGATTAAAGAATATCAATTAAATGACTTTGTCGTTACTGATAAGACAATCACTAACAGAATTACTGGCTCAGACTTTATATTTAAAGGATTATGGAACAACGAGCAATCAATTAAATCTATTGAAGGTATTGATATAGCTTGGGTGGAAGAAGCACAGACTATCACTAAAACAAGTCTTGAAGTTCTAACTCCAACAGTTCGTAAAGAAGGTTCACAGATTATTTATACTTACAACAGATTAACTGTTTCTGACCCAGTGCATACTAGATTGGTGGAAGAAGGACGACCGAATACTTTGATAATCAATGTAAATTACGATATAGCCGAGAAATACGGATTACTCCCTGATGTTATAAAGAAAGAAATTGAAGACGACAGACTAAAGCGTCCTATTTTATATAAACAGAAATGGCTAGGCGAACCCTATGTAAGCCCTAATGACCTTCTCTCACTTTTAACTCTCTCAAAGTGCTTATCGCCTAATGTCAATTTACAAGAAGGCAGAGTGATAATCGGTGTAGACACAGGCCACGATATTTATTATACTTTAATGAATAAACAAGGCGTATTCTATTATGGCTATTGCCAAAGTCCGCAAGAAGTAAATCAAGCGGGCTATGACCCATACGATGAGATAGATAAGTTAATGTTTCAACATAAAAACTGGGTATTAGTAGCAGACCAAGGAGGCGACTTAATTGGAATTAGAAAACTACAAGCTAAATATCCAGGCAGAGTATTCTTAGTATGGTTTGTCAAAGAAACAAAAACCAAAGAGCTTATTCGTTGGGGCGAAGATGAAGAGCAAGGCAAAGTATTAGTAGATAGAAACAGAACGATACAGTTAGCCGTAGACCAAATAAACGAGCAGAGAATAACATTCAATGGTAGCAAAGAAGATTGGCTACCTTTTTTTGAACACTGCTTAAATGTTTATCGTATTAAGGAGATTACAGGCGAAGAAAACGACCCACAATATGGATGGCGTTGGGTATGGAAAAGAAAAGGACCTGACCATTGGTTTATGAGTATGATTTATGCTTTAGTAGGAATTGATAGGTTTGGAGGTGAAGAAGCTCAAGTGATAGCTCGTGATAATAGATTTCTCGCAGGCGTAGTTCGTGGCTCAAGTGTAGACGGCACTATCCCAGCTAGACAATTTAAGTCTTTTTATTCAACAGGAAGTGATAATAATGATTTTTAATGCAGACGACTATTATTTTACAAGGCAAAGAAGCTAAGATGTGGGCTATGATGAAAGCTCTTGAAGCTCTTGGAGTATTTGATGTGGTTTATGGGAGTGTAAAAATAGACTTTGACGGAACAGGAAAGATAAGCAATGTCAAGGTTGAGAAGAACTTTAGAGTATTGGAGTTATCCACAGGTTGACAATAGTTGCGAAGAATAGTGGTTTGGGTGTATAATTATAGGTATTAAAAGTCTAGCTTAACCAATAGGCGGACGAGCCAAAAGCTCGTACCGTTTTTTTATTTATGGCATTAGAAAAAATAAATAACCCAATGCGAGATGATATGTATTTCAGTAAAAAAACTGGAAAGTATAAAGTTGATTTGAGCCGTTTTGGTGTTAAAGGAAAAGTAGAAGATAAACATCCAACGCCTGCAATAAAATCAGCTAGGCGTAAATCATTATCAGCTAAAAGTAAAGCTCTAAGAGCATAATTTATATGGCAAAAGAACAAGAAAGTAGAAGTTTTAATGAGGGATTGAAAAAGGATAGAGAAATTTATGCTCGTAGGAAACTAAACTCCGCAGAACATAAATCTTTTAGTAGGCACGAAAATAAGGAATTAAAATCCTATCATAATCAAGCAAAATCAAAAGCATTAAGAATGAAATAATAAATGGACGAAGATAATTTCCAAAGGAATATTAGTGCGGTGGACGACCTAGTTAGTTCTAAAACTAACAAAGTTTATACTGGCAACTCTGACGAAGAAGGAGTAGTAGGCGACTATCAAGACGAACTATCTTTAGACCTCTCCGATGAGGAACTTTTAGACTTAAAGAAACAATACGAAAGTGATTACGCTGGCTATGCTCCAAAAGTAGTCGCCAGACAAAAAGAAAATAAAAAGTATTTACTGGGCTTACAGTTTGGCAACACAAGACGACAAGTGCCTGTGTCTAAAAACCTATTATTCCAGTCCACAGCGACATTCGTTCCACAAGCATTAGCCAAGAACCCTGAACCTGTTGTCTTCAGCGATAACACACCACAAGGTAAAGAAGCAAGTAAAGGATTAAAGACAATGCTTCAATTCCACGCCGAGAACTTCTTACTTAGAAAGAAACTAGGCACAATGGTTTGGCATTGGGGTATTTACTTCATAGCTATATTAAAATACGGTTGGGACGAAACTACAAAGGACATCACAGTAGAAGTCAGAAATCCACAGAACTTTCTTTTTGAACCTACAGGTTATGTAGATGAGTTTGGCGACTTTGTAGGTTGGATAGGCGAGAAAATAGAAACTACAGCCCAGAAGCTCATTGATACTTTCCCAGAACATAAAGCGTATATTTTAGATAAGGTTAAGAACAAAGTAGGCACGAAAGTCGTCCGCATAGAATGGTGGACTGATGAATATTGCTTTACCACCTTTTTTGACAAGGTGTTGGACAAACACAAGAATGAATTTTACAACTACGATACCAAAGGGAAATCAACCGAAGAAAGTGAAGCTGGAGAGGAAACATTAAAAGGTCATAATCACTTTGCGAAGCCAAAGATGCCTTATACTTTCCTCTCTATCTTTTCTTTACAAGAACAGCCACACGACATCACAAACTTAATAGAACAGAACATCAGTAACCAAGACCAAATCAATGTCCGTGATGAACAGATTGATAGAAACTTAAAGAGTGCTAACAACGCAGTAGCTATATCAGGTGTATCTTTCAACCAAGAAACAGCCAGTCAAGCGGTTCAGAGCTTTTATGAAGAGGGATTTATCTTAGTCCCAGACGGAAATGTAGAAGGGGCTATAAAGCGTATACCAGCTAACGATTTGCCTAGTGGTATATTCACAGCCCAAGAGAATGCTCAAAATGCTCTAATGAGCGTATATGGCACACAGGGGCTATCTGCAGACGCACCAGATACAGACCAAACAGCTCACGGTATGGTAATCAACACTAACCGAGATAGTTCCCGAATAGGTGGAGGCGTAGGCGAAGCCCTAGAACAAGTCGCCGCTAACTTCTTTAACAAGCTAACCCAAATGTATTATGTATTCTATGACGAACCTCACTTTGCTGCTGTTATGGGTAACGGTGCTGCAGTCTCTTATATTCAATTACAAATGCAAGACGAAGAAAGGCGATTTATAGTCAATGTAAGTCCAAATTCAATGAAACCAAAAGATGAAGTCAGTCAGCAAAATCTCGCTACTGAATTATTCCAAGCTGGTGCAAGCGACCCATTGACTTATCTTGAAGACATAGACAACCCAGACCCACAAGAAACAGCTTTACGAATGATGATATTTAAAACAAATCCAGCTCAATATATTCAAAACTATTTATCGCCAAGCCCCGAACAGCAAGCACAAATGCAACAACAACAGCCAACGGGACAGATACAAGACCAAAATCCTCAGAATACAAATTTATCAGCCCCATCTACTAGCTCGTCCCTAGCCCCAGTGGGAATGTCTGATGCGAGCCAACAGCCGAATATTACAAGTTAATTTTTAATATATGAATAATAATTATTTACAAATAGCAACAGGTAATTGTCCATATTGTGGAAGATGTCCGCATTGTGGAATGGGAGGATATTATCCGCAATATAACTATCCGCAAGTTTGGTGTGGAACAGCACCGCAAACACAATGCTGTGGTGGAACACCTAATGCGTGTAATCAAAGTGCAGGGCTAGGGTCGGACACCGCACAAGGCGGAACATTATCAGGAACACCTAATATAACAACTTAAATGAAAAAATTATCAGCACACGATGAAAGAGAAATAAAAGACTATGTGAAATATAATCCAAAGTCTTTGAAATCTACCCCCCGAAGTAAAGCATTGAAGGGAAAAGGTGAACATCTTAGATTACGAGCAGAAGTAAATCATACAAAAGAGGGGTCGGAGTACGCAAAAGAACATTTTAGAAAATTCGGTAATAAATAATCCAATGCCTAAATTCCTTGAAGACAAATTAAAAAAAGAATACGGAAAGAATAGCGATATACCATTTAAAGTTATGAACTCTCTCGGAGTGATGAAAGGAAACAAAATCACTAAAAAGGGTCGCCGAGAAGAAGCCAAACATAAAGCATTATCACGATGAAAGAAACAGCCAAACATAAAGCCCTGAAAAAAGATAAAAAGTATGAGGGCAGTAAGTTAGACAAGTATTTAGATAAGAAAATGGGCTACAAAGAAGGTAGCAAGAAAGACGAAGAAATGGATAAGAAAGTAAAGAAAATGTGTTAGTTGAAAATTAAATATGTCCGTTCTCTTCGGTGCTGTGGACGTTAAATAAAGCTCCTGTGTAAATCTTATTAACCATAATCGCTTCCTCGGTTGAGCGTATCAGCCCCGCAATAATTATGGAAAAAGAAACCAAAGTAGATAGTTTTTTAGCAGGTTTGGAAGAGCCAAATATAGAGGTTGGTGACGAACTTGCACTCTTCCCCGATGAAAAGGAAGAAGAGGAAATCCCTGAAAAACCTGTGGCTTTTCACAAAGATGAAAAAGTACAGCGTTATATAGACCGACAGGTTGAAAAACGATTAAAGGATTTCAAACCAAGTGCAGAACAAACTTTCAAAGAAGAAGTTTCGCAAGGAGAACCAAAGTTTATATCTTCTTTAGAGAAGATTATAGGCAACGATACTCCTGAAAAGATACAAGCTCTTAAGGACTTGAAAGAGGACTGGAGCGGAATGTCTAGACAAGCGAAATCTGAAGCCTTGAAAGAAATTCTTGAAGCTCAACAAGAAGCAGAACAAAACGAGCAAGTAGAGTTAGAGGAAGCAGTAGACGAGCTAGACGAAGGACGAGATGAGATTGAAAGCCACTTTGGTAAACCATTGACCGAAAAACAATGGGACGCCTACAAGGATTACTTGTTAGACATTGAACCAAAAGGCGGTTA